GTTCGGTTTACGCGTTTCTTGTTGTTAATCACCGTGATGTTTACGAAGATTGTAGTTTTTGTGATAGTCCTCTTTACGGTTCTATAAGATGTACTGGTTGTGAAAAGTTCATGTGTTGTAAGTGTGTGTCCGTCCGTTATGAAAATTTGGCAACTTTTTCCGCACTAGTTTGTCAATGCAATGGATTTTATTTTCTCAATGGGACAGATGATTTTGCCGGGTTTCATCAAAGTTGGCTTTGTGGTCATGGTTACGAAGGCGTTTATAAGCTTATGTCTAATTTGTTGGTGCCGTCTCATGACCAGCTTCCCAAATCTTTGTATAAAATGGTTTACGATGTGGTGGACAAGTGTATGGAAGAGTTTTGTGGCTGCCCAGATGGGTCATTGTCATTTCCTGACTTTACTGATGTTACTAAGTACACTAGAGATATCCCTGATGCTAGTGGTATCGGTTTGGTATATGGTCTCCCGACTGATGCAAAGAAAGGGGACTCTTGTGGGCTTGTTATTGAAGCTATGTCCAGTAAATTCTCTGAAGCCCAAGAGAAATTTCAACTTGGTGAAAATGATTCGGGTGTGGCGATAATTAATGCCATACTGGGTGATGCTGCCAAATCTGCTCTTAAAGTTGAAGTTAAGGGACCTAAGGTTGATGAGAATGGCGGTTTCTTAGTCTCTCGGGATTCCTCTCGTATGTTTTATTCTTTCACGTTTTTTATGTTTTTGGTGTGTAGAATGTTGTTCGGTGGTTTTATGAAAACCGGATCTGGTACATCTTTTGAGAATATTCCAATTGCTATTGGTATGCGTATGGCTGGTTGTGGGCCTACATTCTTTGCAGAGATGTTTGGTGCTCAGACCGGTGATCCTGATGAATTTGAAAAAAAAAAAATATTAGAAGATAACTTTGTTGTTCATGGTGATTTCGAAAAATATGATTGGCGTCTTCGCCATTGGCTTATGCAAATGGTCATTCAAAAGTTGTGCAAAAAGTTTGATTTAGGGACTGGGTGGGTAAAAACCTATAGGATTGCTGTTCTTTCTCAAGTGTGTAAAGTTCTTGTTTCAAAGAATATAACGTGTCCTTTTACGGGCAGTCCAATATATGTTCATGGATTGTTGCCTAGTGGGCATTTTTTGACAGCTTTGATGAATTCTCAATGTAATTGGACTATGCAAGTTGTTGTGATGATGTTGATGACAGGTAAGTCATATGAAGAATTGAGGGAAAAATTCAAGCTCAAGGTTTATGGTGATGACTTTTTGTTTGTAATAAGTAAATCATTGCTACCTAACTTTGACAAGGTCAAATACTCCAATCTGATGAAACGAATTTTCAATATGATAATTCCTCCTAATGAAGTAATAATATGCTCGAAATTATTCAATAGAGAAGGAGCGACTATTGACACTAGTGCCCCTGTTTTCTTACAGTATCAATTCTATTTGCTTGAAAAGAACGATGAAGTTCACTTGTTTGCTCAGAGACCTTTTCGTCCTATCTTGAGTGCAAAAATGCTTATTTCCAGTGACCATTCATTGTCTATATTTGAATTGTTACAAAGGATTGCTTGCATTGCTAGCTTGTTTGCCATTCGCAAACAGGATTATGATGAATTGCGTGATTTGTACGATTCTTTGTATGCACAATGGGACGGAGTTGTCACCTATCGTGTTGATTCTTATATCACTGACAAAAAGCTTGGTACAGGTGTTCAATACCTAGATTTGTCCAAATTTCCTAAGTATTCTGATGTTTGGGAAATAAATACGTTTGAAAATGGTTATCGAAATTATCGTAGTGAAACCATGTCATGGAACCAGTATAGGGAAAAGTTTGAGCGTCAACTATCAAATGTTAATGTCTACCATCCCGGACAATTAGAAACTAGGTTCGACTAAAATTAGTACGTAATTCCACCGAAAAGTAATCGTATGTGGT